GTAGGTACAATTCTTCTCCACTCTATAAAAAGACTATCTAGGTTAAAACTCATAATTCTTCAATGTCCCATATGTATTGCCAACTTTACTATGAATAATAAAGTCATCTTCTTGTAAGATGTTTTGGATGTCGTGTATTGTTTCTTTTCCATCCTCTTTAGCGTAATCAAATAAAAAACTATCGTAGTTATAATGAACTATGTTAGTCTTCTTCTCTAATAAATATAAATGTAATTTGTTTAAAATAGTAACATTCCGTTCTGTTTCATACGATTGTATGTAGTAGTTAAATAACTTTTGAGCATTTAGGTCACCTAAATTAGCTCTCTTCATTGGTCGTTTATAAATATGTGATAGGATATGATTCCGTGTCATATATTCGTCATAAAGTATGGTTACTAGATTTTCTACACCTCTGAAAAACTCACTCATCTTAGCAATATCTTTTCTTACACCACCATATAGATTTTGAAATGTTATTGTTTTAGCTTCTGACTCTGTAACATTAAGGTCATCTGCTAACTTACCATAAACCGATGAGTCACCGAAGTCATAGTCAATTAATTTAGCAATCAACCTTGGGTGATAAGAAGCAAAGTCAAACTCAACAAATACATCGTTAAGTGGTGAAAAGGCTTTCCTCATATCAGGTGTAAGAGCAGCAAAGTTAAGATTGTGTATAGAGTTGGATGGTCTTGATGTGGTTGTAAAAAAGTTATAGTTCTGATATATCTTTTTATTGTGAATATACTTTAGCATATGTTCACCGAATATCTTTGTAAAGTCTGTATTTACTCCAATACCATTTGATTCTAACTCACCGAAGGCATTTACAAAATCTTTATGAAACTTCATAAATGTTTTTTCATTAAACAGACTATCGTATTTTGGAACTTTTTCACATAATTGTTCTATCATCTTATCTAACGGATAATAATATGTAAAATCATCTTGGTCGTAAAAGTTGTCCCATTGTATATGTTCAAGTGGTTGGTTTAGCATCCAATAGTTTAGGATGTCGGCACAATATTGTGGACGACCAGCAAAAGAATAAGCATGTCCAACTTTCCAATCATCAATTAACATACCTTCGTCTGCTGGATAATCTATTTCTACTGTTGTATTTTCGTAATGGTCAGCATAAACTAACTTATGTTCTATAGCATCATACATAAGAACTAGCTTGTTTAGGGGATGTGATTTTGACCAGTTAGGTTTAGTAGTAACCATTTTTATCATATGGTAAGTTAAGGATAATTTAGTAGAAAGTCAAGGTGTTTATTACCAAATATCAGAACTGTTTCTCCAATCTACTTTTCTCCGTGTATTTGATTCCCCCTCAGCATCACGAGCTGCTTTATACTCTTCATAATTATTAAAACCAAATTTTTTACCTAATCTTTCCCTAGCTTCTTTGGAATTAGCGCTTGTTCCATGTGGTTGTGTGCTGTTAAAATATGGATTTACAAAGGGAAATCCAGGATCTACTTTTCTATTTTTATTAAAATAGTCTTCCAAATCATAATTTTTATTTTTTTCTACAGAATAATCTTTTCGTATCCTTCTAACCAATTCTTGACCACCCATTTTTAAGTATTTTTGTGGTATTTTAAGTTGTGAAAGTATTTTAAAATCTGGATGTCCTTCTATTGTTAAACTAACAATTCTATTATCCACATCTGGTATTATTGGCCATACTATACTTCTAAAAAAATAAAAACCACCTCTTTTAGTTTTTTCTAAAATACTATTATCTATATGTGTTGATATCTTCTGTGATTTACCTTTTGATTGAATTAAGTTATTTACTATTTTTTGAGTTTCATCAAATCCATAGCTAGGTCCTTCCTCATCAAATAACTTCATTATACTAGCATATGTAGGATTACCTATACTAGATCCGTTTTTATCTTCTTCATTAGGTAAAGAAGTTGTCACTCTAATTAAATTAGGATTAGCAACTGTTAAATTATCCCTACCAGGTATGGCAGATTGAAATTTAGGGACATTTCCAACTTCCTTACTCTTCTCAATTTTTGAATAATCCTTTTTTATTTGCTCCCAATTTATTAACTCATCACCTAATATTAAGTTAGACATTATTATCCAATATGAAAGTTCTCCATTTGATAAGGTTTTAGGTTCTTGTACGGAAATAGATATTTTTTCTTTTGATATATTATCTGTTGTTGCCGTATACCCACCAACTATAATATTACCATTTTGAATTTCTCTTTTAGTTTTACCATAAGATTTAGCAGCATTACCTTCTAGTTTAGAATTGTATATAACAACTTCGTATTGTAATGTAACCAATGGTATATCTTGTACAATAGTAAGGCCATCAGGCGTCTTGGTATTATCTTCGGTAAGATACATAATTCCCGGTTCTATATTGCTTATAAGCTCTTTTTCTCCTAAATTAATATTTTCTACATCTGATGTCTTTGTTAGCTCTTGTGCTTTTTTCTTTATTAATTTAGCATCAAGGATAATAGTTGGAATTTCAAAGTCATTTTTATTTCCAAATTGTTTGTATTTTAAAGTTGATTTTAATCTCATCACAGTTGTATATGTAGTTTCCCACATTGAAGTTCCAATGCCGTGGTCAATTCCCACAATTTGAAAGTATACTCTGTCTTGATAATGTTTTGGTAGAAAATTAACAGTAAAAAAATCACCAATACCCAAAAAATTGTTTCCATAAACTTTAAGAGATAATGATATAGGCATAACTGGAGATATACTATTTTCATTGGTTTTCACAAAATTGTTTATTTTAGCCTTTAACAAATAAGTATCTCTCTCACTTTTACTATAAAAAATAGGTTTACCATCACTTGTTTCAGTAGGTGGTGGCGTTGCTTCTTCTGGATTTTCATCAGTTTCTTTTTTTGGTTTATTTTCTATATTGTTTATTTGTTCTCTTTTAGAATCAACATATGTTTTAAATCTGTCTGCTAAATATTCTGAATTTGATTGGTTATTTTTGGGTTTTCCTCTTATGTCTATGCCAGCTATAAATGTTGTATCAACATTTTTATTAAAAATTACACTTTTAATATCTAAATCTAAACCTTTTTTTGTTGATGGCATTTCCCCATATACAGGTAAATGTTGAACTTTGTATTTTCGGTCTTCACCACTTATAGCATTTAAAAAATTAAATTTTATTAATTCTAACTCATCAAAGACGGAGACATTTTTTTGATTTCCAATAGCTATCATGCTCGATAATCCAGCTTTTGGCGTTTCAAATTTTAAATCAGAATTTAAAACTATAGTTTTACCACTAGTTAAATCAAATTTTAATATTTCTTCATCACCATCCTCAAACTTATCAGCTTCTACATTAATATCCTGAAATGTAATTGACGATTGAGCATCGTTATTAGGTATCATTTTTATGTTAAGTATGTTACCGGAATCATTATATATTTGGTCAAATATAAATTCTAAAGCGTCATTGACATTAGAAGATTTATCAAATGCTTTTGATATTATAGGAACAGCAATAAATAAATCTCGTAACGGTATTCTTCTTTTTAATTTATCATCTTTTGTGCTATCCCATGTAGTTGGTTTTAAAGTATTGTGGGTATCATCCCAATTATCTGGATATAAAAAACTCATTCGTTCATCACTATTTCTATAATCTAATCCTTGTAATTTATATAAATCATCATCAAACCTAACATAAGAATTTTGACTACTAAATGAATTTAAAAAAGCTTCATCACTTTTTAATTTTTTTTCCTCTTTACCTTCATCATCGGTAGTTATCCAGTAAGATATAAATTTATTTAAAAATCTATCTTCAAGTAAGCCATATGATATATAAAGTGCTTCTTTTTCATCTAATCTATCTTCCTTGCTTGTTTTACCTGTTATATTTTGGTAAAAAACACCTGATTTTTTAGAAAGAGTATCTATAAGACCAACATTACTTGGATTTGTATCAGCATCAAAAAATTCTTTGACTAGCTTTTGTCTTTCTTGTATGGAAATTTTATTTGTATCATCTAATGTTGAATCTGTAATATCTATTCCGGCAAAACTTAAATAATATTTTAATATCAATTCTTCTATTAAATTTTTAAAAATAAATTTTAAACTATTATCATCACTAACACTTTTGTCTAATAAAGCATAGTTAGATGATACAAATTCTAAAGTACAGTTGAAAGAACCTTTTTCATCCACATTAACATCGTATTTTGTAACTTGACCACTAAGAGTTGTTCTAAATCCTTTTTCTATTTCTCCAACTGTATCCTCTCCATATATTTTATTGTAAAAATTATCCATACTTGGATTTTCATTTTCAATTATTGATTCTGGACTATATAAACTTAAAGCCTTATCAGACCAACCGAGGTCAACAAATACAGTAGCACCTGGTTTTAAAAAAAATGGTAAATATATTTGCTCAAAATCTTGTTTATTGTGAACAGAAAAATTAACAGTTGTTCTTCGTAAAGCACCAACTGCACCCTCCGATTTTGAATTTATGGATGTTATACCAGATTCAGGTTTCATAAGGGGATTATTAGTTAATTGGTCTTTATAACTAACTCCAACCTGAAAATCATCAGAAAAATCTGAAAGAAAATCTGTTTCTATTGCATTATATATCTGACTCATCTCATTTGATTCATAAAAATTTTCTCTATTCTCATTAATAGAATATATGATGGTTCTTCCAAAACCTCTACCACCACCTGGTAATGATGGACCTTCTTCTTCACCGCTAATCTCTTCTCTAACATTAACAGCAGTCCACATTCTAGCATATGGAGTTCTGTCACCTAGATATGTTTGTGCTTGATAATCAACAGCATCGGATACTGAATCACCTGGCTCTATGGTAAAGTTACCCTCTTGTAAAGCTTTAAAGTATTGCCTTATATCTTTACTTACATTAGCACCAAAAACTTTTTTTGATATGTCCATTTTATTTTATTACAGCATTTTCTGTTGAAACCGGCACCCTCAACTGAGTTCCAGCCTCAATGTTATTGGATGATAAATTATTTACTGAAGCAACATACCACCATAATGCAGTTGTTCCGTAATATTCTTGTGCTATTAAATCACACCTATCACCTTGGGTAGCGATAAGAAGAATGTCTGAGTTTTTATCTTCGTGTTTTGGAAGATATGATGTTCCTATTCTTACTACACTATCTTTTAAATATTTATTGGTTTTACTATATCTACTCATTATTCTTCACCTGCTCCGTAAAATGTATTTGTATGTCCCATACTACCATCAAATAGAGATGGTGGTAATTTACTTAATATCTGATATGATATAGCTATGTCAAATAATCTTGGTAATTTATTTAAAGCATCCCAATCACCTTCTTCAGGAACTGTATATGATAATGATTTTATAAATCCAAATTGACCTTGCTTTCTAGTTCCAATATGAGCCATATAAAGTTCTGTAAATGGTGGCTTCATTCTTAGATAATCACTACCACCACTCATATAACTAGGATATGCTAATGATGTTAGAGTCTCTAAATTTTGATAAATTAATCCTTGATGAGTAGCATTTTGAGGATATACTTTAAGGTTAAAACTTAAATCTCTATCAGCCCTCTCATACATATAAACAGGTTCACTTCTACCAATGTAGTTTTGTGTAGACCAGTTCGGACTAACATTTTCTACTATACCAGTAATAAAACCTCTGAAGTATAAAAATTTATTGGTTCTTAAATCTTTAATCCTAACATAAAAGTCACCCTTTTTTATTTTTAATGAGTCTGATTCTACACTTGTTCCTAGTGATGAAGCTTCAGTAGCAAAAACATCTTTTGGACCATGTGCACTACCACCTAATCCACCTAATAGTTTATCACTATGATTTCCAAATCCACTTGTATCTATAAAATCAGTTGGTTTTGTAACCATAGGAAGTTCAGGTATATCAATATTATTTAAAGTTTCTATAGCAGCACTTTTTGCAACTTTCAATCCTTTAAGTCCTAAATTAATTGCCCCTAGTCCAAGATTTCCTAAACCCCTTTTACCTTTTTGAAAATAACTTGAGTCATCTGGTATTTTATCTATAAAGTCTCTTTCCTTGATTTCTATTTGTTTTAGTATTTTTGTTAATCCAACTATACGATCACCTAAAGCTTTATATGGTGAACCTATATTAAATCTATCAGAATACTGAATTGTAAATGGTTTTCTTATACTACCGAAT